TTTTGCAAAGCCTTCTCAAATGTAGATTGCTCAACAGCTTTAATTGAGTCAGGGTTGTATCCTGTGTAAGCACGTTCTGGCAAACGATTGGCGCCAACCTCGGCCAGCTGGATGTCACCCGGCATGGTGCCCATGGCTCCACTCTGTTCTGGCATTACAGGGGCTGGCGGCTCATCAGGGAACTGAAGCGCAGTTAAGGCCGACAGGTACTTGTCTTCAATAGAGCTGTAAGCCATTTTTAATTCCTACCTTCTGCACGTTTTAAGAGTTTCTCTAACTCATTAATGTCTCGCAACTTCTGAGCATCATTGCCTGCCTTTTGACGCAGGGCTGGCAAGTTGTCGCGGGTAACCGGGCCAGTGATCCAGCTACGCCCATTCTTGTAGGTGCCATCAGCATTCTTTGCAAACTCATCAATACGTTTCTGAGCTGCCTTTGCGTCTTCACTGTTGCGGCGTTTAAGCAAATTGTCTTCAAGCTCAATCAAGATTTGGCGTGGTGTCAATGTTTTACCCTCACCGGCAGCTTTTGCTTGAATTTGCAACGCCTCTGCCTGCAGCTCTGATCTACGTTTGAACTCTTCACCCTTTGGATCAAGGACCACTACGCTGCCGGGTATCACAGGAATACCTGCAAGCTGGGAGATCCCGCGATCAAGTGTTGAGCTGTCTCTGCGATCCTCAGTTTGCAGCAGCCTCAGAGCTGCTACAGCTTCCTTGCCTGTAATGCCTTTGCCGACAAGACCCCAGATCTGATCTGGTTGAGTGATGGTGTTGTTGTAAATGCCGGACAATAAATTAAAGTTGACCGCTGCATTACCTTCACCGCTTGGTGCCAGTAGATCTTTAAGCGTGCCAATAGGAATAGATCCTTCTGGCAGTGCTGTAAGTTGCGAAATAAGCTGCTTCTTTTTGGGACTACCGTCAGGCAAAGGAAAGATTTGCTCAAGCAAGTTAACTGCTGCAGCTTCACCTTCACGCTTGATAGCTGCACGCTTTTCGTCTGCAAGTGATTTGCGAGTATTAACGGCCACCATAAAGTTGGCGGTCACCTTGGCCACAGAATCAAAGTCATTGACAATCATGGACTGTAGGACCGGGCTCATCTTGCCAGCACTGCCAGCACGAATGTTGGCCAGTGTCTTCTCTGGGTCCATCATGTTGGCATCTGACATCAGCTCTTTGGTCACCGCGTTAACTTTTGCAGTACGCAGTGCCAACTCAAATTTTGTGCTGTATTCCTTTTGAAGCGCAGAATCACCCAATATCATTGACTGGGTTGTTACGTTTTTACGGAATATATCTGCAAGTTCATCTACAGATCTAGTTTGCCCAGTCGAATCTACAAAGTTTCCTTGAGATATTGTGGCCTCAAGAAGTCGGGTTCCATTATCAAAATCAGCATCAAACGCGGCTATACGCTTGGCCTTATCTCGCTTTAACTCTGCGCTGTATGCAGCATTAAGGACGGTATTGCCATGGGTGGCCATTGTTGCGCGGAACTTAATACTAGCTTCAGCGTCAACACTAGACAGGGATTTTGAGTATCCATCTGTCATTGTCTTTATTTTTGTACTGACTTGCTCGGATGACGCTTTGCCTGCCTCAACGTCAACCAGCAACTTGGCCAACTCATTTCGACCTTCCATTTCAAAGTGGCCAGACAATTCAAAGCTGCGAGCCTTGGCCACAGCCTGCTCAAATATATTTTGAGTACCAGCCCTACCAAGCCCAAGACCTGTAACAACACCATTTTTTGCCAGCTCAACTTGCTCTTGGCTGATTGGGTTGCTGGCCACAAATTGCAAGCCCTCTTCTTTTCTCATGATTGCTGCATCTGCAAACGCACTGGCGCTCATGCGGTCAAGGATCTGAGCCATAGTCCCAGCTGCTTGAGCTTCTGCACGCGGTCCAACGTAGTCAATCTGCTGCTGTTGCACTTGCACTATTGGCGCATTGCCAACAGAGCGCACTTGCATTTGGCCTGATTCAATTCGTGTTGCCATTACATAGCCTTCAAAAATGTAGGTACAGCCTTGGCCAAAGTTGCATTGGCCAACAAGCCACCGGTCATTCTGGCAGCAGTAGAAGCCTGCGTGTATTGACCAGCTTGACGTTGAGCTGTAAATCTGTTCAAGTAATTCTGATACTCAGTAGACTGCAGCATGGCACTTGCATCTTCAAAACCCATGACCCGCGCAGTCAACGCATTGAGATCAGAGATCCCAACATCACGCATGGTGGCGGCTACGTTTTCGCGCTGGATGCCAAGGTTTGATCCCTCACCAACAACCACTCCACTTGCAGCCGCTCTGGCGCGAACAGACGCATTGGTAGCACGCATGCTCTTCAACAGCGTATTGCCAGCAATCTGGTAGTTCTGCGCCTCAATCTCAGCTCGCTTGATAGTACGGCCAGCTTGAATGGTGGCGTACTGCTCAGACATGTCTGCTCGGACCTCTGCCACGGCCAGCGTATCTCGCGCCTGCAATAGGTAGCTTGTCTGCGTGTTAATTGCTTGAGCCTGCTGTGCTTGAGATGCAGCATAGGCATCAAGTAAACCTGCGCCTGCTGTTACTTGTCCAGGTGTTATTGCCATGTCATGTTCCTGAGAAAACAGCCACTCGGTAATCTAGGCCAAGCAAGTTCATCTTGAGCGGCAGATCTTGGGACAGCTCAATAGACTGCTCGCGGCTGTAGCCAAGCACCCCATTGACGCGCTTGATCCCGGTGAATTCTGGCACTGGATCATCAAGTAGCGGGTTGTCAAACAAGCGGAACGCCACCGGCTGGTTGTTGATAATCAGGTTCTGGGTCTTGTTGACCACAGCGCTGATCTCGACAATGCGCTTCTTAAACGACACCCGGCTGCCGGTCTGTAGCTTGACCTCGGCAGGCATGGTCTTGATGTACACAGTGATGGGCAAGCCAACCTCGTAGCTGGTGGTGCTGGCCCTGTCAAAGGTTACCGAGCCGCCACCGCTCACGGTCTCGTTGCCTTGCGGTGAACCGTCTGTGATCACATTCAGCGCCTTGGCCACATGAGGCAGGCTACTGGCGCTGGCTGCAACACCTCCGACAAAGGCACAGTCTGTAAAGAACTCGTAGCCAAACATCTCAATAAAGTACCGGTCAACGCTGTTGAATGTGCGCTTGGTCACCGCATAAATCGTATTGACATCCACGCCCACATCAATGAACTGGCCATCGGTGATGAACTCGCTGGGGCTGGTGACCTGCTGGCTACGCATGATGCTGAAGGCTGCAATGCTGCCATCATCTGTGTTTGTCATCAGCAACAGATCAGCCTCTTCTGTGCTTGATGCTTTACGCAAGGCGACCCGTTGCGGCCCCTTGAGCAAATGCCCGGACAGCAGCGAGATGCGCTGGGTGATGTAGGTCAACTGGGTGTCGCTAAAAATAAACTCGTTGAGCGACTTGCCTTGGCGCTGAATGTAAATTGAGCCACTGTCCACCGACTGCACTCGGGTGCCGGGCTTAATGCCGTTGCGGCTCACATTTTTAAATGTAAAGGTCAGCGGAGTAACTGGGTCACTGCCAGCCTGTGGAATAAAGAATTCACCGCCAGTAGTGAACACTTGAAAGTCACGGCCAGAAATAATATCGGTGATCACGTTCAGGTCGTTGGTGTCCAATGTGGCCTCGACCGCATCATCATCCAGCGACTCGGTTGGCACAAAGTCAAAGAACAAGCCGATCTTGGAGCCCCATATTGTGGATGGGCGCGACTTGCTGCCACCAAAGTACAGACGGCCTTCATGAAAAGTCACTGTGCGTGGCCAGCCCTTGGTGCTCGACCAGACATCTACATAGCCGTGCTCAAGCTCCCAGCGGCCTGCGTCAATGGTAGTTGTGTTAAAAAACGGGTACTCGGTCACCACCTCTACCACTGTGGCTGATACATACCGCACAATCTTTGCGCGGCCCTGTGGCTGCACATTGATGTACTGATTGGCAGACAGAGCCGAAAATGTGGTTGTGGTGTAGGTGCTTGTGTTGTTTGGTGTGACGGTAAAAGCCTCACCCACTGTGGCCACCTTGGTGCTGCCGACATAGTCCTCAATCAAGCGCGTTTGGCCAGAGCCTGTGCCGCCTGTGATGTTGACGTACATGCCAACATATATGTCATCTGTTGCACTTGCTGTAGATTTGAGCGTTATTGTTGTGCTGGTGCCAGCTTGCGCTGTGCCAGAGTCATGGTGTGTGGTAGATGCCGTGAGAGTCACATTACCAGACACGGCTGACGGGGTTAGGGTTGAGCTGGTATTGGTATGAGAATCAATGTCAAAGGCATACTTTGGTATTGAGTCAAACGCAATGTCTGTGGCCGTCCATGTGGTGTCACTGGTGCGGGTAATGCGAACAGGGTTTAAGTCAGGATGCACTGCGATCAGAGTGTCGGCAGACTGAGTCCAGCACATATCGTCAACAATACTTGACCCAATGGTGGTGGTCAGAAAGCTGTTGCCGGTGCCGTTGATGTTGGTTTGCACCACGCCATTTTTGATGACATGCATGCGGTTGTGGGTAAAGCACAGCATGTAGCTGTCAGTGACTGAGAACTGAAACGACACCAGCCGCACGCCATTGGCCGCGCTTGGGGTACTGCTGTTTGGTAGCTCAAAGATATGCTTGGTGCCGGGCCTACGGCGCAGACCGCCTTGGGGCTGGATCAATACGTTGGTGGCCTTGGCCAAAGCATTGTTGTAGGCAGCCAAATCAACCCGCGCACGTAGCAGGGGATCGAGCTCCCCTGTAGCAAAGTTGGTGGTGAACTCGACAAAGCGTGGCATCAGTTTCTCACTGCAATCAAGCTGTAGTCTTCAATGACTCGCACCGGATTGTTCTGGCCATCAATCTGGGCGGCAGTGCGGAAATAGCCGCCACGGCCATTCTCGCTAACGTCTCCGGTGGCCACTCGCTGCCACTTGGCCGACTTGTCTTGCTGCTCGGTCACGGTCTCGGCAATGTGCCATGCAACCATGTACTTGAGCAATTGCACAAAGTATTGCGGCATCGCAAACTCTGGCACGCTAAATTGATAGTCAATAAAGACTTCGGGCTGATTGGTCAGGAGCTTATCGCCTTGGATCTCCCAATCCTGCCGTGGGCGAGCGCCGGGCTGCGCGGTCTCATAGACGGCCCGGGGGCTGGCGAGTCGGTCACCCGGCAGTTGGTATTCATACAGCCACACACTATTTGGGGTGGTGATCAGCTTTGCAAGCTGCACCTTCTTCATGCCGAATGTCCATGGGTACATGACCAGGGTGGAATCACGGATGTCGGGATACAGGCGGTCACAAACACTTGACGCATCCGTGCCATCATTGAAAGATGATATTGCCTTCGCCCCAATTAAGAGGAGGGCATCAGAGCAGATCGATACACCAGTGTCACCAGCAGCCATTTGAACCCCTCAATGTAAGAAAGGCCATCCTCCGAGAATCCCCAGAAGATGGCCCAGTTGACTCAACACCGATTAGTCGGTGTCAGTTGCGCTCACGGTAGTTCCGTCAGCAATGTCAACCACACCGGCCGAGGATACAGCATTGACATAAGTCAACACCAAACTTGGCGTAGTAGCGTCATAGACAAAAATAATGTCACCCACATTTAACAGCGATGCAATACTGTCAAAGTAGCTCACAGTGTTAACCGTGGCTTGAGTATCTGTTGTCTTATACAGATACATGTTGGGCGCGTTTCCAGATTTGGAAGCGCAAACGGTCACAAGACCAGTGCTAGAAAAAGCCATTTTGCGACCCTCCTATTAAGCCGCAGCCGCTGTGTCGCGGGCGGTGATTTTTACAATACCTTCACTATCGATGGCAATTGCGCCTGCGCTAAACAGGGCATTGACAAGATAGCTGGTCTTCTCTGGGATGTAGTTGATCTCGGTCTTTGGAGCGATACCTTCTGCAT